AGTATGGCGTTTGAAGAAGGTATGAGATTATTTAATTCTGCAGCAAGAACATATGATGAACAGGTAGAAATGCGTAATAAATATGGTGCAGGGGGTGCTAAGCTACCAGGAACATCGTTACATGAAGATGGGATAGCTGTTGATATTCAAAAATCAGATTTTAGGGATTGGTTAGTTGAAAATGGAAGCAAATATGGATGGCATCAACGAAAATATGGTGGGACTATAGACCCTATGACAGGACAGATGACAGGTGAGAAGTTGCATCATTTTGAATATAAAGAACCTGTGAAAACCGTAGAAGATGGTATTGTAGATGCTTTTAAAAAAGCTGAAGAGTTTAATATAATGGAGTCTGATAAGACAAGAGTAGATTTATTTTCAAAGAAGAATGAAAAATTATAGGAGGAAGTGAGTGGTGACAGATAAATTAACAAGGTCTGATTCATTCTCTAATAAGTTAACTTCCAGGGCAGGTCTTAGCCCCACAAACATTTTTGATAGAGAAGGCGGTAAAGGAAAGGGTGGTAGTGTAAAAACATCTATACTTAGAAGCCTTAAATCTCCTTCTGCGAAAGATACTAACAGTCTTCTAGATATTGTGCAGCGTGGGACTATTAATTTGTGGAAAGGCATGGGTGGTAGTGCTAAGGTTGAATTAGGAAGATTTAATATAGCAGGAATGGTGGATTTTCATTCAGAGACAGGGGAGCCTCAATATAGAGGTCTTCCTGTAAATGGAATAAGGTTTACAAAGAGTCTAAGGTAGGGAATGCCAAGAAAAAGCAAAAAAGACAGAGCCGAAGAAATTAGGTTGTTATGGCAAAGGTCATCGTCGAATGAACGGCGTAAGTGGCAGTCATCACAACAGCAATCATATGATTTTTCTTTAGGAGACCAGTTAACAAAAGATGAGATGTCTAATCTTGAAGAAGCTGGTATGCCTACTTTTATAATTAATCGTATTACTCCTGTTATTAGGATGATAAAGTACTTTGTTACGGCAAATAACCCAAGATGGCAGTCTGTTGGGGCTGATGGTTCTGATATAGACATTGCAGCCGTGCATGCTGATTTAGCAGCTTATTGCTGGGGATTATCTGGTGGAAAAGCTATTATGTCTCAGGTTGTAGATGATGCCATTAGAAAGGGTGTTGGATACTTCCATGTTGACGTTGATGTTGATGCTGATAGAGGTATGGGGGAAGTTATATTTAAGAGTATTGATCCGTTTGACGTATATGTTGACCCGATGAGCAGAGACTTTTTATTGAGAGATGCTGCATACATAATTGTTAAGAAGGATTTACCGAAGAACTACTTAGCAAAACAGTTCCCCGATTTTAAGAGAAAAATTAATACTGCGAATGGTTCTCCAAGCTTGCAGTCTATCAGCCAGCGAGATACTGATGATTCTGATATTATCCAGCACTATGATTTAGCGCAACAAGCATATACAGCTGAAGGAAAAGAAGAAGAACTTATTGATTACTACGAAATGTACTCAAGAGAAAGGCTTGTTTTCTATAATCTCTTTATAAAAGAGCCGATGAGCATAAAAGAACAGAATGAAATGAAAGAACAGATTCAGCAGACAGTGGAAATATCAACACAGGAGATAGATGTTGCCTTAGAAGAACAGATGAAGCAAATTGGGGATGCTCTCCAAGCTGGGCAAATAATTGAATCAAGAGCACAACTTGAGGCAGAGAAAGCTCAGATTGAAGCTGATGAAGCAAAGAAACAACAGTCATTGGCAATACAGGCTGAAGTAGAGGAGAGAATGACACAGGTCTCTAGTAAAGTGGTTAGCGAAATTGAGTATAAAGCCCTTATTGAATCTCCATCGATTTCTGAGAGGATTGTTGATGCTGTCAGATTCTATGATACAAGAATTAAAGTTACAATCGTTGTTGGCGATAAATTGCTACAAGAGAATTATTTAGCAAACACTTTATATCCAATTGTTCCAGTTCCTTACACACACACTGGCACTCCATATCCAATAAGTGCTGTAACTCCTCTTATTGGCAAACAACAGGAAATTAACAAAGCTCACCAGATTTTGATTCATAATGCTAACTTAGGCTCAAATCTTAGATGGTTATACGAAGAAGGATCAATGCCTGAAGAAGAGTGGGAGAAGTATTCTTCTTCTCCTGGGGCTTTATTGAAATATAGACAGGGATTTAATCCCCCAACGCCTATTACACCGTTACCAGTCAATCAGGCATTTTCTGTAATTACAGAGTCAGGGAAACTTGATCTTGAGTATTTGTCTGGAGTTCCAAGATTTTTGCAAGGAGATACTCAATCACAACACGATACATATCGTGGTATGCTGGCAATGGACGAATATGGAACGAGGGCTATTAAAGAGTGGGTAAATACTGTATTTGAGCCATCCATTGGGCACTTAGGCAGGGTTTTTAAAGAGATTTCACAGTCTCATTATACATCTAATAAAGTATTTAGAGTTGTACAGCCTGGTGCGGGACATGAGTATTCTGAGAAAGAAGTAGAAATCAACAAGATGATCTACGATGATTATGGTAGGGCGGTTGGAAAGTTTAATGATTATGCGTCAGCAAGGTTTGATGTTCGTGAGGTTGGGGGAGCCACGATGCCTGTTAATAGATGGGCTCTGTTAGATGAGTACTTCAGGTGGTTCCAGGCAGGGGCTATTGACGATATAGCATTCTTACAGGAGACTGATGTGAGAAACAAAGAAAAGATTATTGAAAGAAAAAGTTTATACTCGCAGTTAATGTCACAAGTTTCACAGCTTGAAGAAGCTTTGAAAGATAGAGACGGTACAATAGAGACTCTTACAAGACAAGTCGTACAAGCTGGAATAAAAGACAGCGTGAGAGAAGCTGGAGAAGGAATTAGGGCAGAAGCTCTAAAGAGTGAGGCTGAACAGAAGTATTATCGCAAGAAAATGCAGGTAGAAGCTGACAAAGCAAAATATGATATGCAGCCTTCTGCGAAGAAAAAATAATACTTGATAATTACATTCAGCTTTGGTTATATTAGAAGTTGACAAATAAAAGGAGAAATACAATGACAGATAAATCAGATAACTTGCTTGAAGATGATGGCAACCCTGATACTGATGTAGACGTTGAAGACAGTGAGTTTATTAGTAAAGACTTTTTTTCTAAACTCGATGCTTCTGTTAATGATATTACTTTTGAAGACGGTGAAGAGAGCCGTGTAGATAATCCAGGTGAAGACACAACCCCTATTGCAGGGCCTGTTGATGTTCCTGGTGATACGGAATCTCTTAAAAAGAGATACAGCGATTCAAGTAGAGAAGCAAAACGCCTTAACAAGCAATTGCAAGATGTTGAACCCTATCTCCCTATTTTAAATGCAATGAAAGAAGACCCAAGTCTTCGCTCTCATGTGCGTGAGTACTACGAGAGCGGTGCGAATAGTTCTGAGAATATTAAAGATAGTCTTGGTCTCGACGAAGACTTCATATTCGATGGGGATGAAGCAATTACTGACCCAGGTTCTGATTCAGGGAGGGCTCTGCAAGCCGCTGTTGACAGCAGAATAAAGTCTGTTGTTGGTAATTATGTACAATCTCAGCAGCAGGAATACCAGCGATCTTCTTCTGAAGATGAATTTAGGAAAAAGCATGAAATGAACTCTGATGAATGGGATGACTACCAAAATTATGCTAAGGAACACATCTTATCATATGATGATATACTCTATTTGAAAAATAGAGAGCAACGTGATGGTAATATTGCCAAGCAAGAGAGAAATGAAATGCTCAGTCAGATGAAAAATGCAAGAAGTCGCCCAGGCAGTGTTAGCACTGTACGTGGCGCAGATGCAGAAGCTTCTCCCGACGATTCTATTTTTGAGGCTATTAAGGGTCTTGATAACGAATTAGAAAACGCATTTAGCTAATTTTTATATTTAGCTAAGTGCTTTAATCCTAAAATAAGGAGAAGATAAAATGGCTGATTTATTTAGTCAAGAAAGTGGATTAACTGAATCTTCGTCACCTAGTGGGATTAGCCCTGCTTCATCCAGTCTTAGTACTGGTGATCTTCGTAGAAAGTATGGCTTCGGAGATAGAGTCTCAGAGTTAGCAATATCTCAAGACCCTTTTTTCCGACTTGTATCTAAAATTGCGAAGAAACCAACAGATGATCCAGAGTTTAAATTCACAGAAAGACGCCCTTCTTTTCACAAACGGTACGCATATGTGATTGGTTGGAATGCTACAATAGGTAGTGACGCTGATCTTGTTGACACATCTGCTGCTGCACTTACAACGGCTGCTGGGCAGGAAGTAAAACTATTGATGGCTACGGATTATTTATCCGCTGGTAATCAGGGTTCTGTTTTCGGGCAGTCTGGCAATGATGTATTGGTAGGTGCTTCTGGTACTCAACCAGCATTCTTTCTGGAAGGTCAGATGATAAAGGTCAATACGACCAGTAACGCTGGCGGCGGAGGAACAGCTGCATCTGCAGTTACGAGTATTAGTCAAAATGACTATATTATAGTCAAGATTACACAAGTTCATGATAATGCCTCTGCAAGCATAACTCCATTTGATTTAAGTGATGGAGCTGCTGAAGATGATGGTGCAAGGACTGTGTATTACACTCCAATCACAGGTACGATTGTAAGACCATTAGATGCAGCTGCAAATTCGGAGCTGTGTTCTTTTACTGGCGATGGTGCTATTGGTACAGTATATAGCGCATCTGTTGCTAATGTATTAGAACCAATGCGTTCTTACGTTGTAGGTACTGCACATTCGCAGGGTAGTGGTTATCCTGAAACATGGAAAGACCAACCCTTCACAACTGGGTATGGACGTACTCAGATATGGAAGACTGCGATGGCAATGGACAATACGACTCGTGCAACTGTACTAAAGTATGAACCCAATGAATGGGCTCGTGTCTGGCGTGAAAAGTTGATCGAACATAAGTGGGATATTGAACAGAGTATATTGTTTGGTACCCAGTACGACTCAGGAGCTGAGTGGTACACACAAGGTGCTGTTGATTACATTTCAGGTTATGGAAATGTGTTTAGTTTGACTCATTCGAGTAAAACACAGGATGATTTCTTAGATGACTTGAGTAACTTCTTAGACCCACGATACAATAATGCTAACGCAACATTGTTTTACGTGGATACTGCAACATATAATTGGTTGCATAAGCTAAGTGGTTATTTCTCAAATAATCTTGAGATTTCACCTAACTTCCGTGCTGATATGTCATTGACGGGCAAAAAGAAGGTATTTGGTGTTGATATTACTACAATTAGTACTCCTTTTGGAGATATGAATGTATCACGTAATATTCACCTAGATGGACATCCAATTAAGATTCTTGCAGTCAACATGAAGTACTGTGCATACAGACCTCTTGTTGGTAATGGTTTGAATCGTGATACGGCTATCTATGTAGGCGTCCAAACCTTAGAAAACAGTGGTGTTGACCGTCGGGTTGACTTAATCCAAACAGAAGCTGGGATGGAATGGCAAATGCCAGAAGCCCACGCTTACTGGTCTTAATTAGAGGAGGGATAGAAAATGGCAAATCCTTTATATGGACAAAACAAAGCTGATACCGAAATAGACAAGATATCATTTACTGACAATAGAGTTGATATTGATGTTTCTAATACTGGACCGTTAAGTG